ACTTTTGCACAAGTTCAGAAGTATAGATCGGTATTCCTCTTTTCAAAATACCATCAAAAAAATTATTTACAATTACTTTCATGTTTGCTCTTAAGTTTATTTCAGATATTATCAATAGTATAAAAATAGTCAGGATTATTATTTCTTATTTTGAGAACGCATCATATAAACACAATCTTACCACGCTACCGCCCCTGGCTTAACAGCTACCAGTGCACTAGCAAAATGCCAAAGATGTACCCCGCCCCGCTAGCTATCGCAAAGCTATCTTAAATTCAAACGCCAATTGTCTTACCAAATGCTGTCAGAAACAAGGATAAATCCAACAAAAAATAGATTAAACTTAGTAGGTTAACTCGTTGTTATTCTTTGTTTTAAAAAGAAAAACGACAGTAACATTCCTTTGTTTAAAGCATAGACGCCGGGATGTTAGCTGCCGCTATTTATCTAAATTATTGTTACATTGGCTTGGGATCTATTCCCCGAGCAACTTCTCAATGCTCTTACGGAACTTTGGCCCTTCCTTCAGGTTGCGCAGTCCATACTTCACAAACGCCTGCATATAGCCCATTTTTTTACCGCAGTCGTAGCTGTCGCCGGTCATCAGCATGGCATCAACGGACTGTTTTTTCGCCAGTTCGGCAATAGCATCAGTCAGCTGAATACGCCCCCATGCACCAGGTTGCGTGCGTTCAAGTTCCGGCCAAATATCGGCAGAAAGCACATAGCGACCAACGGCCATGATGTCTGAGTCCAGCGTCTGCGGCTGATCCGGTTTTTCGATAAATTCGACGATGCGGCTGACTTTACCTTCACGATCCAGTGGTTCTTTGGTCTGAATGACGGAGTATTCAGAGAGGTCACCCGGCATACGTTTTGCCAGCACCTGGCTGCGGCCCGTTTCGTTGAAGCGCGCAATCATGGCAGCAAGGTTATAGCGTAGCGGATCGGCGCTGGCGTCATCGATAACAACGTCTGGCAGTACCACGACAAATGGGTTGTCACCAATGGCAGGTCGTGCACATAAAATGGAGTGGCCCAAACCTAAAGGTTCGCCCTGACGCACGTTCATAATGGTCACGCCCGGCGGACAGATGGACTGCACTTCCGCCAGTAGTTGACGCTTCACGCGCTGTTCAAGGAGAGATTCTAATTCATAAGAGGTGTCGAAGTGGTTTTCGACCGCGTTCTTGGACGCGTGAGTTACCAGGAGGATTTCTTTGATCCCTGCAGCCACAATCTCGTCAACAATGTACTGAATCATTGGCTTGTCGACGATCGGTAGCATCTCTTTGGGAATCGCCTTAGTGGCAGGCAACATATGCATCCCAAGACCCGCTACAGGAATAACTGCTTTTAAATTCGTCATTATTTCATCCACCTGTAAAATGGTTGCTGAATTATAGCTTGTTCGATTTTTTTCGCCAGCATCAATTACCCTGAATTGATTACTGAATTACTTGTGATGTTACGCCGCTTCGTTGTGGATTGCAGTAGCATTGTTCCTAAGTATGGCTCCATTTTTCCAGGAATGGTCGCAAATCTACTCTCTCCGTTCTGGCAATCTAAAGTTAATCTTTTCCACATTAACAATATGGTGATTAACCCTGTCGATATCGACGGAGCTTTGCCCTCTTTCATTCACCGCATGAACATTTGCAAGAGACAGCAGTGTTTCTTTTTTCGCCATAAAGACGCCGCGAACGTCTTTGCGCATGTCGAAGTTCATGCTCAATGCGGGTGCAACAGAGTATTCCTGCATCACTTTGATATTTCGTATAAAAAGATGTTGCGGTTTGTTGTGTAACTCCAACGAGGCACGCTTCATCTCAATGTTAGTCAGTGCCACAAAGGAGACAGCATTCCCGGCAGAGATTTGGATACCGCGCAATTTGTAAGCAAGGTGGGTGTTATCCAGCTGAATATTATTCACTCGGAAATTTTGCGGTATCGAGAGATATTTGCCTTTAATTACCCCATAACCGATTAACATCCCGGCGCTATTAATCATTTCAATATTATCAATCACGAAATTGTCACAACCGTAAATAGCGACCGTGGCGTTATCAATACCTGCTTTCTTACTGAAATCCGGCGTGATATTGCGGGCTTTGATATTACGAATAACAAAATGTTTACCATTTTCAACATGGATCAGTTGTCGACAATCCGATCCCGTGATATTCGCCACGACAAAGTTTTTCACTGCCTGGTCTTCCGGGTAGTTATTATCATAAGTACTCCCCGCAAGGCCTATGCCGATTCCCCAGTTGATTTTGCCGTTGGTACAGTTGATGCGCTCGATGATGTGGTCGGAGATCAAAATATCACTGTCGTTAATCGCCACGTTCCATTCAATGGCGTCCCCCTGTAAGTCGCTGAACTTACAATTGGTGATGTTGGCACCGATAATCTGGTTATGAAATCCCTGACGTAAGATGGCGTAATTAGCGTGGCTAATGGTCAGGTTATCGATGGTCAGGTTACGCATAACCCGTTTGTTTTTGCCGCCGATATAAATCTGCGTTACCGGGCAGAAACCGCTCATCGCCAGCCCTTTGATGGTGCAGTCAGAACCACGCACATCCAGGGTGATGTTATGCATACTGCCGCCCTCCTCCCCTGTCACCTGGCTGCCGTCCTGTAAGACAAATCGCCCTCTGCCGTTGCCGCGCAGGCTTCCAAGGATGTGTAACGTTTTGCCGGGAGGGATGAAGATGCCGGTGTTGATATTGTCACAAACGAATCCGGCAGGCACGACGACTGTTTGTCCTTCGCTGAAGGCTTGTTTAAATGAGGCGATCCAGTCGTGAGGGTTGTAGTCGTTAATGTTAACGCTCTGTTGGTCGGGAAGTGCGCGAGCGAAAGGGGTATGGAGGAAGGCAAGCGCGGAGCTTGCCGTCAGGAAGGTGCGTCGGGAGAGTTTTTTAAATGGCATACGTTCTCCTCTATAAAGCTTGCAGCAAGCTGGCGAGTTCTCGATTAATCACCTGCTGGTTAAAATCGTGTTCGACTTTTTCGCGCGCTCGTTTGACAACCGGAGCCAGTTCGTCGGTGTCCAGTTGGCTAAATGCCGCTAGGCGTTGCGCCAGTGCGCGAGCATCATTCTCAGGCACCAGCCAGCCGGATTTATCGGCCTCAACCAGTTCTGGTATTCCGCTATGCAGAGTTGAAACAACCGGAATGCCGACCGCCATTGCTTCCATTAGCGCCACCGGAATACCTTCCATATCACCATCCGCACCTGTAACCGATGGCAAGAGGAAGACATCCGCGTCGTCGAGCATCGCTTTCACTTCATGGCTCGGTTTAAAGCCCGGCATCTCCACCACATCTTCCAGTTGATATTGTTCGATGAGGGTGCGCAGGCGTCGTTCCCACGGGCCAATGCCGAGAATGCGATAGCGAAATGCCACGCCCTGCTCTTTCAACTGACGGCAGGCTTCAATCGCCACATGCAGGCCTTTTTTCTCGGTTAAGCGTGCGACGGAAATGATTTCCAGCGGCGTTGCGGGTGCTTTCACCGGACGCGGGCTAAAGCGCGTCATGTCCACGCCCATACGCGATACGGCAATTTTTTCCCTCGGGCAGCCCATTTTTTGCAGCCTTCCGGCCCACAAATCACTTATCGGTAGCATCAGGTCGCCACGGCGGAACAGTTGCTGATATTCGGGAGTGTAGTGGTTGAGCACTTCCCGACTGGATATATCAATACCGTGGAAGATAGTGGCAATTTTGCCGCGAATGACACCCAATTCGCGTAGTTTTGCTGCGGTTACCCCCGCCGGGCCAAAATGAGCGATGAACACATCGGCATAAAATGGTGTTGCGACCTGGCCGCAAATGGCAGACAAAATCAGGTTCCGCGACTCGGCACCATAGCGTTTGAGGTTGAGCGCCTGCCAGGTATTTTTGCGATGAATGCCGCGTAAGGTCTGGCTGGCGCGGTGGCGCAGCTTCGCCACTTTGCCCGTAGGTTCGTCCTGTAACCAGCGGGTTCTGGCGGCAAGGTTGTATTTCGTCCATGCCGCGTGGGTGTTTTGTGTGTCGCCTTTTTGCAGCGCGACAATCTCCACCTCAAATCCCATATCAATAAACGCAGTGATTTGGTTGAGAACGAAGGTTTCCGACGACAGCGGAAATTTCAGTAAAAAGAAGCCGACCTTCATTTCACCTCCCCGATGCGTTCAAGCACAGATTGCACCATCTGCATTCCCGTCTGACGTTCGCGACTGACGGCTTCGTTAAGTCGCGCGTTCAGCGCCGGAAGTTGGCCTAAGGTATCCGCAACCATCGCTTGCAGGCTGCCGTCCAGTAAATGACGGATATCAATTGCCATCTCTGGCAGCCCCAGCTGCTGCATAATCCCGGCGGATTTATGTTCATAGTTGATGGCAATCGCCGGAGTGGCAAAGTTCATCGAGATAATGGCTGAGTGCAGGCGCGTACCGACGGTGAGTTCACTGGCACCGAGAATTTTGCCCATTTCCAGATCATTGAGTTCATCCATCACTACGTGGTAACGGGCAGGATCGCAGATGTGCTGGCGCAGATTGAGCGCCACCATGCGGTCGTCTTTGTTATAGCTGTCGATGCCCGTACAGGTGGAGAGCGCAATGACCTGATAGCCTTCGTCGAGAATGCGATTGACCACCCCGGCAAAGGCTTTTTCATACGCTTGTTGGGTGGTGCCGAGACGTTTGTCGAACGGTGCCAGTTCGCGCAGGGTAATTGCCACCGTTTTCTGTTGTGCGGCAACGTCCAGCCAGTGTTGAACGGCATAGCTGGCGGTGAAGTCTTCTGTGTGGTGATCGACCAGCCACGCGGTATCGACGCCATGTTCAACTTTTGCAGTGGAGATATTGCTGCGTTTCATCAAATCAAGGCTGACCGATTCGCGCAGGATCAGCGCATCGCAGTGACCAAAAACGTAGTTCGCCAGTTGGTTAAATTGCTCATCCTGGAAGGGGCCGACGCTGTGACCAATCATAAACAGCGGCTTTTTCGCCATAAATGTGCAAAGCGCATGTTCAAACTGTGGCACGCCGTAGNGNTCGATAAGGGTCACCGTTCCCCTTATAAACCCACAGTGTGGTCCCGGCCCCTTTCACCGGCATTGTAGGATTTGGTACAGGCATAGCGTCCTCACATTTCATAGGTAATGACATACGTCAGATCGGCTGAACTCCACAGGCCCGCATCATCGTCGCGTCGGTAGTCATAGCCACTGGCCACCATACTGGTGATCAAATCTGACAGTGCCGGAATATCGCTCATCACCGGATAAATCCGGGACTCCATCCACGAATCCAGCTCTGAATCCGGCACCTGAGCAGGCAGGAAAACTTCAATATGCAGCTCCGCCTGCCAGGTATCGCTGTCCAGCTCTTCGCCCGTGTATTCAGCGCCGGTGAGATAAACGGCAATTGCCGGAAAATCCGCCTCATCAAAAACAGCGGGGCGACCATCAAAAAGCGTCGCCCCGGTGTCATGCTTCTCCAGTGCATCCAGTACGGCTGCACGGAGTTCAGTATGTTTCATCGCTTTATTACCATTCTCAGTTGATGCTGCAGCGCATAGCCCAGCTCTTTCGGAAGACGCTCACGCCGTATCCGTTCAATATTCTGTTTAAACGCCGTGGTCAGTGGCACCGCCATCGGGATTTTCACCACATCAATGGGGTAACGGTTTTTCCCGGCCACACGCTGCATAACATGCCAGCGGCCATTTTTCAGTTGCTGAATAAACGCGCCGGGAATACGACGGTTTCCCACCACAAGCACGCTGCCGCCACCTTTCAGGGCTGAACGCTGCCCCTTTTTACGACGCCTGCGTCGGGACAGGACAATCCGCGCGTTACCCAGCTTTATTACGGGCAAATCCCCCCGGTTAACCTTGATTCTGGCCTGCGGATTTTTAACCGTGGCCCTTTTCAGCCTGGCCCTTTCCTTTACCAGTTTCCGGCGTACCTTTGTCTCACGGGCAACCTGTGACGCCGACTGCGATATCGCGGATGAAGCAACGCGGTTAATGGCCATTGCGGCGGCACCAGGCACCGCCGTTTTGCTGATACGGCTGAGGTTTTCAACGGCCTGCTCAAGACCTTTTATGGCCATACATCCCCCTTTCAGCGGCGACGGTTAACGGCAGGCGGTACGCCCCGTCCAAGCCAGAGATGACAGCTTCCGCCATCATCCGGCGAAACACGATCTATCCAGAAGTTTTCCTCACCGATGGTCAGCGTGTCTCCACGCCGCAGTTGCCGCACATCATCAGTCCGGACAAACAGGGACGGGCTGGAGCCTTCAACGCGCACGCCCTGTCCGGCATAGCTGATATTTTCAGGGTCATCAAAAACACCACGTATTACTGCGCCGGACTGCTCACCGGATGTCATGGTGGCTGACGTTCCCATGTACCCGCGTATCGTTTCATCGGTGCGGGCAATGGCAGCATCGAACAGGTTATCGAAATCAGCCACAGCGCCTCCCGTTATTGCATTCTGGCCAGGCCGCGCTCTGTCATTTCAGCTGCCACACCGGCAGAGACACGGAACGCCGTTCCCGGCAGCACAAATGCCACAGGTTCATCCCGCGTGGCGTGAAGTGCATCAGTATGCAGCGTCACCAGTGCCACGACCGTGACCAGTTCAGCCGTATCCTGAATCACGGTATCCGGCTGCGCTGATACCACCTCATGTTCATGCCCGGTCAGCACATTTTCCGGGCTGAGAGGGGTATCCTGACCGGCAGTGTCGCCCGTGTCATCAAGCTCCTCTTCCAGCTCTGCCACACGGAGCGCCAGTTCTTCTTTCGTCCCCGTCAGACTGACATCACGGTTCAGTTGTTCACCCAGCGAGCGGAGACGGGCAATCAGTTCATCTTTCGTCATGGACTCCTCCACAGAGAGAAAATGGCCCCGAAGGGCCACGATTACGCCAGTTGTACGGACACGAACTCATCAGGGTCAGCCAGCAGCATCAGCGGTGCTGACTGAATCATGGTGAACTCACGCGCCGGATCGCCGGTGGTCACCCAGTTTTTCGGGTAACGGGCAGAGGCGTTAATGCCTTCGCGCTGTGCGTCCGCATCCTGAATACAGCCATAGGTACGCAGACCGCGTGCCTGAGTGTTCCCCAGCACCATCGTGTTGTCCGGCAGGAAGTTCTTTTTGACGCCGTTTTCCACGTACTGTCCGGAATACACGACGATGGCAACATCGCCATACATCCCCTTATAGGACACCGCTTTACCCAGGTCTTTCACCGCTGTCTCCAGCTCGGAATTAGAGCCACGACGGGTATCCAGCTTCTCCTTGACGGCTTTGAAGGAACGGAACAGCGCCCAGCCTTTCGGATCAAACACGATGATATTCACCACACCGCTGGCGTTCAGCGCGTAGGCTTCGATATCGTCGGTCGGGTCATACGTGGACTTGTCACGCTTGCTCCACTCCGTGCCGCCGGACTGCGTGATGTTATTCGCCGCACTGCGGCCCATATCCACCTCAACCGGATCGAAGGCTTCACCGGTCATGGTGTATTTGCCCTTAAGCACGGCAGAAACGGCCTGCATCTCTTCGACCTGAGCAATGGCCAGCTCTTCGTCACGCATGTTCTGCATGATGATGCGACGGCGGCGGTAAGCCGGGTCCGCCAGATTCTGCGGATCTTCATCCGGCAGGCGACGCAGGGTCATCTGCGGATTCACCTCATGCTTGGGTTTGACATATCCCGGCGTAAATTCAGAGGTGGATCCGCCACGGGAACGGATAACCTCACCGGAAACAATCGGCGAAACGTACAGCGCCATGTTTACCAGTCCCGGAATTTGTGAGAGATAGACTTTCTCCGTGGTGAAGGGATAGCTCTCACGGAAAAAGAGACGCAGAAACAGCGGATCAAACTTAAATTTCTGCTCATTTGCCGCCAGCAGCTGGGCGGTTGTGTACATCGACATAAAAAAAATCCCGTAAAAAAAGCCGCACAGGCGGCCTTTAGTGATGAAGGGTAAAGTTAAACGATGCTGATTGCCGTTCCGGCAAACGCGGTCCGTTTTTTCGTCTCGTCGCTGGCAGCCTCCGGCCAGAGCACATCCTCATAACGGAACGTGCCGGACTTGTAGAACGTCAGTGTGGTGCTGGTCTGGTCAGCAGCAACTGCAAGAATGCCAACGGCAGCACCGTCGGTGGTGCCATCCCACGCAACCAGCTTACGGGTGGAGGTGTCCAGCATCAGCGGGGTCATTGCAGGCGCTTTCGCACTCAATCCGCCGGGCGCGGTTGCGGTATGAGCCGGGTCACTGTTGCCCAGCGGCTGGTAATGGGTAAAGGTTTCTTTGCTCGTCATAAACATCCCTTACACTGGTGTGTTCAGCAAATCGTTAACGGCATCAGATGCCGGGTTACCTGCAGCCAGCGGTGCCGGTGCCCCCTGCATCAGACGATCCAGCGCAGTATCACTGCGCGCCTGTGCACTCTGTGGTGCTGCGGCCAGAATGCGGCGGGCCGTTTCCACGGTCATACCGGGGGTTTCAGCCAGCACGCGGGCCTGTTCTTCGCGTCCGTGAGCCTCCTCACAGTTGAGGATCCCCATAATGCGGCTGTTTTCTGCCGCAACCGCAGCGGTGATCTGCGCGTTCACGTCCGGCTGCGCCGCGCTGGCGTTTTCGCCCTCCGTCGCTGGCATCACGTCAGTAACGTCAGCCTGCGAAGCAGTGGCTGAAACAGTTGTTGATTGGGTCTCTTTGGTCATTCGCCCTCCTGAGAGACGGGATTTACGTGCATCCAGTGCATCACGCATGACGGTGATCGCATCGGTGCTGTTAACAAGTTCATCAGCCAGTCCGGCATCAATGGCCTCCTGACCGCTGTACACTGCAGCCTCGGTATCCAGAACAGCCTGCACGGACAGGCCGGTATATGCCGACACCTTCTGCGCAAACATCCGGCGGGTTGCATCCATCCGGGACTGCAGTGTCTCCCGGACGTCATCCGGAAGATGGCTGTAGGGGTTGCCATCCACCTTATGGCTGCCGCTGTAAATCAGCGTGATTTCCACCCCCTGTTTCTCCAGCGCAGCACCGTAATTACTGTGAGCCATCATGACGCCGATGGAGCCTGTCCGGGCGGTCTGCGTGACCAGACGCCGGGAGGCGGCACTGGCAAGCAGCTGACCTGCACTGCAGTTCATGTCGTTGGCCAGCGCCCATACCGGTTTTATGTCACGCACACGGGCGATGATGTCAGCGCAGTCAAATGCCCCTGCCACCATCCCGCCTGGCGTATCCATATCGAGCAGAATGCCGTCCACCATCGGGTCGCTGGCAGCCTGTTGCAGACGGGCGATAATGCCGTTGTAACCGGTCATCCCCGAATACGGCTGCAGCGCTCGCGTCCGGCTGACCAGCGTGCCGGACACCGGCAGCACGGCGATGCCGTTCATGACCTGATAACTGCGGGCCTGTCGTGGTCCGTCATCATCAACGGATAACGCCAGCGCCGCGGGTGCCTCTCCGGCAGTCAGGCTGTCGCCGGATACCGCATCCGTCAGGCGGCTGATCCCAAGCTGGCCTGCAAGCGCACAAAAGAAAACCCGCGCATAGGCGGGTTCAAGCATCAGCGGCTCATTAAAGGCCATACTGGCAATATGCGGGAGATTACGCAGCTCTGCTGTCACTCTTCTCCTCCTCTGTTGATTGTCGCAGCCCGGATTCAAATGCCGCAGCCGCCCAGGCGGGCGGTTTAAGACCGGCTGCACGGCGCTCCATCGTTTCACGGACCTGCTGGGCAAAAATTTCCTGATAGTCGTCGCCGCGTTTTGCGCACTCTTTCTCGTAGGTGCTCAGTCCGGCTTCTATCAGCATCACCGCTTCCTGTACTTCTTTCAGACCATCGATGGCCATACGACCGGAGCCTATCCAGTCACAGTTCCCCCAGGCACTGCGGGCTTCCTGAAAACTGAAGCGCGCTTTTGAAGGTAACGTCACCACGCGGCGAACGATGGCCTCTTCCAGCCAGCACAGAAACATCTGGCTCGCCTGACGGGATGCGACGAATTTTCGCCGCCCCATAAAGTGCGCCCACGACTCGTTCGCGCTGGCCCGTGCCGTGGAGTAGCTCATCTGAGCGTAATTCCGGGAAAGCTGCTCATACGAGACACCCAGTCCGGCAGCGATATACCGCAGCAGTGACTGCTCAAACACGGAGTAGCCGTTATCCGTGTCCTGAGCCGTCTGCAGGTTCAGTGAGTCACCCGGCATCAGGTGCGGCACTTTTGCGCCTCCCAGACGGACCGGTGCTGCGGCGTAATACGCGGCAATTTCACCAATCCAGCCCGTCAGCCTTTCCCGCTGCTCCTGACTGTTCGCACCCAGAATAAAATCCATCGCTGACTGCGTATCCAGCTCACTCTCAATGGTGGCGGCATACATCGCCTTCACAATGGCGCTCTGCAGCTGCGTGTTCTGCAGCGTGTCGAGCATCTTCATCTGCTCCATCACGCTGTAAAACACATTTGCACCGCGGGTCTGCCCGTCCTCCACGGGTTCAAAGACGTGAATGAACGAAGCACGACCGCCCGGTAACTCACGGGGTATCCATGTCCATTTCTGCGGCATCCAGCCAGGATAGCCGTCCTCACTGACGTAATATCCCAGCGCCGCACCGCTGTCATTAATCTGCACACCGGCACGGCAGTTCCGGCTGTCGCCGGTATTGTTCGGGTTGCTGATGCGCTTCGGGCTGACCATCCGGAACTGTGTCCGGAAAAGCCGCGACGAACTGGTATCCCAGGTGGCCTGAACGAACAGTTCACCGTTAAAGGCGTGCATGGCCACACCTTCCCGAATCATCATGGTAAACGTGCGTTTTCGCTCAACGTCAATGCAGCAGCAGTCATCCTCGGCAAACTCTTTCCATGCCGCTTCAACCTCGCGGGAAAAGGCACGGGCTTCTTCCTCCCCGATGCCCAGATAGCGCCAGCTTGGGCGATGACTGAGCCGGAAAAAAGACCCGACGATATGATCCTGATGCAGCTGGATGGCGTTGGCAGCATAGCCGTTATTGCGTACCAGATCGTCCGCGCGGGCATTGCCACGGGTAAAGTTGGGCAGCAGGGCTGCATCCACACTTTCACTCGGTGGATTCCACACCCGCAACTGCCCACCAAATCCGCTGCCACCGCCGTGATAACCGGCATATTCGCGCAGCGATGTCATGCCGTCCGGCCCCAGAAGGGTGGGAATGGTGGGCGTTTTCATACATAAAATCCTGCAGGTCCCCTGCGTCGCTGTGTCATGCCGGTCTGCACTTCCAGCTCTGCAATATATTTTTTCAGGTCAGACACGGAAGTGGCCGTAAACTCCACCCTTCGTCCGTCTTTCTGTACTGTTGCCACCCGTTTACCTGTCATCAGGTCATGCAGTGCCGCACGGGCAGCGGCAAGTTCTTCCTGTCGCGTCATTCATCCTCTCCGGATAAGGCACGGGCGTAATCTGCCAGTGTTTTCTTGTTGGTTGCTGCACCATCCTCTTCCTGCAGGCTCGCCAGCAGCGCACTGAGATCCAGCTGCCAGCGGGAAATACTGATGCGCAGCGCCGCCAGCGCATAAACGAAGCAGTCGAGTGCCTCATTGCGTCGCTTTTTGCTGTCCCACAGTATTTTTTTCCTGCCATCCACCCATTTTTCGACCTGCTCTTCAGCAGTCAGCTGCTGCGCTTCGGTCAGATCAAAAATATCCGGGTTATTCGGGAAGTGAACGGCACCGGGAAGCGGTTCATCCCCTTCCGGCGTCAGTGTGAAGCGGTTATAAATCTGCTCTTTCGCGGTATCCGTACCGATTTCGGTAAGGTAAACCCCGTTTTTGTTTCGCTTACGTGGCATGCTGGCCACCGGCTTACCGTAGACGGATGCCCCTTTAATGGGGATCACCCGGAACAGCCCATGCTTTTTCGAGCGTTCATACACAATGGTCGGGTCAATCCCGCCAGTATCCCAGCAGATACGGGATACCGACATTTCTGCACCATTCCGGCGGGTATAGGTTTTATTGATGGCCTCATCCACACGCAGCAGCGTCTGTTCATCATCGTGGCGGCCCATAATAATCTGCCGGTCAATCAGCCAGCTTTCCTCACCCGGCCCCCATCCCCATACGCGCATTTCGTAGCGGTCCAGCTGGGAGTCGATACCGGCGGTCAGGTAAGCCACACGGTCAGGAACGGGCGCTGAATAATGCTCTTTCCGCTCTGCCATCACTTCAGCATCCGGACGTTCGCCAATTTTCGCCTCCCACGTCTCACCGAGCGTGGTGTTTACGAAGGTTTTACGTTTTCCCGTATCCCCTTTCGTCTTCATCCAGTCTTTGACAATCTGCACCCAGGTGGTGAACGGGCTGTACGCTGTCCAGATGTGAAAGGTCACACTGTCAGGCGGCTCAATCTCTTCACCGGATGACGAAAACCAGAGAATGCCATCACGGGTCCAGATCCCGGTCTTTTCGCAGATATAACGGGCATCAGTAAAGTCCAGCTCCTGCTGGCGGATGACGCAGGCATTATGCTCGCAGAGATAAAACACGCTGGAGGGATCATCCGGCGTCCATTTGAGGCCAAACGGCGTCTCTTTATCGCCAAATTTAAGGTACTGCTCCTCCCCGCAGTGCGGGCAGGCAACATGAAAACGCATAAAATGCGGGGATTCACTGGCTGCACGCTCAATCTGGCAGGTGCCTCTCACTTTGGGCGTGGAGCCACGGATGGACTTTGGCCAGACCGAGCCTTCAATACGCTTGTCGCCCAGGAACGTCGGAGAGCCTTCCTGTTCAATATCATCATCAAAGGCAGCAAGTTCATCATANGCTGTTGAGTTTTTTTCTCTATATCG